GGGAAGTTGCAAAATGGTGAACGTGCCGTTAAACGGGGCACTGATTCCAGCAACCGTGATCGTTTGTCCAACGATCAGGTTGTTGGTTTCTAATGTTTGTAAAACCGCAAAGTTTGAAATCAGTTGTTTAGAACTGACATTGTAAATCTGTGACATGGCGGTTAGGCCGCCTTTCGACTAAGCGACTGTGATTGCTTGAACGAACTGGCTACCTGCAACCGCTGAAGGGTTCTGGGCATCCTGAACGAATGTTGCAAAATAGCCATAGTAGGAGAACGTACGAGCCAAAAGGTCTGGAACCTCGACACTACGCATTCCCTGCTGGGCCTCGTAATACTCCACTGCTGGGCCGTGAACTACAAGCATGGTTCCGCTTGCAAGGTTTCCGTCAACAACAATTTCTAGTCCGAGTGGGTTCATTCCCGACCATGAAGTTGCATTGCCCGCGCCAAGGGTGTTCTGACCGATAAGGCCAGGTGCGCCAATTGCTGGGAAAACTGGACGGTTTGTATCGTCAACTTGGCTTCCCAATTTTTTCCATACGTCAACGGACACAACGAGATGGGTTGGGAACAAGTTTGTTGTTGCTGAAATGTTTTCTGCTGCACCGTAAATGCCAGTGATCAAAGTTGACACATCGCCAGCTGTGACTGTCCATGTGTAACCTGATGCCTGCTTTTGTGCAACGAGGTAGTCAGCTGCAATGTTGTCGGTTTGCTTCAAATACTGACCAGCAAGGTCATTCAAGATGACGTTCATTGCTGCAGGATCCGTGAAGTCCATTGTCTGTTGTGCAATCTGGATTGATCCAGCCACGGTCTGACGGGTCACCGTGTTTGCTGCAAGAACCATTGTTTGGGAAGCAACAGCGGTTCCTTGCGTACTCTGCACACCCGATGCGGTCGGGGTTGTGATCGAAGGTCGGGTAAAGCTGATGCCAGATCCTTGTGGCATTGAACGCGTACCGAATGCGGAAACAACTGGACGAATGAAGTTGTAGTTCTGGAACACTGGCCCCAAAACTGGAACTGGCAAAAGACCAGGAGTGTCCGTTGTTAGGTCTTGCGCTACTGCTTCAATTGCTGACTGGTTTCTACGCGCTGCATCGTGGAATGCTGCGTTTACTCTGCGGAAGGTGTCTCCACCAGTGTGCATTGCAGCAAGATATTCTCCAGCTGTTGGCATTTTGAATTCGCGTTTTGCTTCAGCGAAAACAATTGGTGAAGTAGGGATGACCTGTGCTTCGACTTGTGTGGTTTCTGCGGACATGTTTTCTTGCTCCTTGTCGTGGACTACTTCTTCAACAATAACAACTTCTTCTTCTGGGGTGTGGATACTCTCTTCTTCCGTTGCAGCGATTTTTGTGATGACTGCATCCTTGAATGCTGGACGGCCCGTGACTAGCGATAATTCGACCCAATCGGCAGCCTGGACGAGCATGGTTCCGTCCTGAAGCATCTTGAACTTTGTGGGTTCAACGCCTACGGAAACGCTGTCAATTACGCCATCCAGTGAAAGCTGCAAAGCGTCTTCTGACAGCTGGGTTTTGCTAAAACGGGCTTCAAACATCATTCCTTCGCCTGGGACTGAAACACGATTTGTCACAATTCCTATTGCCTGGGTGCTGTCATGGTTTAGGTACAGCTTGGGAGCCTTGCCATCGGTTGGCAGGGAACCTTCTTCGAATATGACTTTGGTTCCATCGGACACGGTTGCCGATTTGCCGTAAGGGACGGCTACGCCTGCAACGGATCGTTTTGGCATCTGGCCTTCAACGGCTGATGCTTCAATGCTGATATCGCTAACTAAAAATTGAATCATTGTGTTTCCTCATCTTGTCTTGGGGTTTTCATTTCTGGCATTTCTGGCGCGTCTTGTTCTTCTTCGCTAATGAATTCTGCTAGGTAATCGTCAACCGAGAACCTGACTTTTGTTCCATTTGGAAGGACGTTGTTCATGCTCAATGTTTCTTGAATACATTGCATGTATGGGCGAGCGCCGAAAACAAACAAATCTTCTCTAGCGCCTTTGTTTGAATTATATGAATATGCCCCGACATCTAATCCAGCAAGGAAGAACGGGATGTTGCACAATCTTGCCGCTTCTTTTGATTGTTCAACCATTGCTTCCATCAGCATCATTTTTGAAGGATCTGATTTTGTTTCGATGTAATCCACGTACTGATTTAAAGCAGCAACCTGGTTGTTCAGCCGCGCCTGATTGAAGGACTCCGCAAGTTGACCCAAACTGGCCGCATCTAAAGGCTCACCCGATGATTGTTTAAGGATTCCCGATGGAATGGATGATGCCGAATTGCGTAACACGCTTTGCTGAAGTTGCAATGCTGTTTGAACAATTTGCGGTGATTGAAAAATGATTCCCTGAATTGGTGAAATGAACTGGATCACATCTTCCCAAGGTATTTCTGCACCTTGAAAATAGATCTGTTTCGATGTACCGAATGCAAACACTGGGCCTGTCATGTCCAATGTGTTGACCATTGCGGCAGGTAGTCGCGTGAACGATGCAGGGAAGCCATCAGCCGTCCTGCTACTAACCCACCAGAAGGCTCTACCGAAAAACAGGAGATCGTCCAGCAACCAGGACATTGACGCGGAATAACTTAATTGTGGGTCTGGTTGTTGCAACCATGCGCGTGGTGCAATTTCTTCTTCAACCATTTCTTTGTTTACATCGTCCCAATAGCACTTGTACATTTCCAATTGGGTTGATCCAACAACTGATGCGAGCAAGTCGCGACCGCGTGAAATTGTTCCGATCTGCATGCACTTATTTCGCAAATCGCCCTGAATGTAGGAATAGTAATGGCCGATTGAGTTTTCACCCGATCCGTTGCCTGTGTATGTTCCAGCTGCAGCGGCAACTTTCACTTCGGGATGTGGTGAGATTGCAGCGACTTTTGCGCGGCGTGGAAATAGTGCCATAGCACAAGTATTGCCGAAAGAACTATCTTTTGAGTGGCATTGGCCTGGGGGAAACTATCCGATCCCGACGAAAGGTAGATCTTCAGGCCAACGCCAATAAGACATTAGCGACTTGGAACGACAACCATGGGTCTTCCAGAATCCCGTGGACGTGCCGCATGTGCAGCCGCCCAGACAAGACATCGAGCCAGTTCAATTGGCCCGCTGGAGCGTTGTGAACTGAGCGCAATTGTCCCCTGTGATTTGGCTGCTACTGCCCTGGAAACATGTTCTGCTAGTTGTGCGGATCCGTCATGGAATAACGATTTTTCGTAGATCATATTGCGGACAGCGCCCGTGTATTTTTGGATTTCTGCATACCCGCAAATAACACGCCGCGGTTCTAGGGCTAACGGCCAGTGAATGTCAATGCTCGGGGAAATCAGAAACTTTGTTGTTGGGTTGTGTGCGAGTCGCTCAACTTCATCCAGTACTTCTGCAAATGAGTCAACAGCAAATTCCACGGTTGCCAAAACCCGCCGATTTTCTAATGGCACTACACGGACACAGTAATATCGCGCTTCATCCATGGATGATTCGATGGCACAGAATCCGCCTTCAGGAATATCGCCTTCATGTAAAAGTGTTGGCCATAGACCTGGGGAAATCCAGCCCTTGTCTGATGCCGTCCATAAATTGCAGCTGGCCCGTAAAAATTGCCCACGGTCTGGGGACTGGGATTCGGCGTGGATGGTTTCCATGCTGACGGTTCTGCCCAGACTGGGGTTAGCCCAAGGCCAACTGGCAGGGTTGAGCGGATCCATGTCAGGGCTAGGCGACCATTCCGCCATGTGAAATGTGGTTGCTTCGCCTTTGTCAATTGCGCGCAATCCCTGTTCACGCATGCGGAGCATGGAGATTGAATCGGTAGTCCCCGCGGTTGACCATGCACTAAAAAGCGGGGATCGTCTGGCGCGCATGGATGGCAGGAGTCCGCCGTCAATTGCCAGGGGTGTCATGTCCCAGATTTCGTCTGCAACAATCAGATCGTTTGACGTGCCGTGGCCCACGTTAGGTTTCGCGGCTCGAATGATCCACTTGGATCCGTCTGGCATAACAACCTGATTCCGCCCATATGCGCGTGTTGCTTTTGCCCCAAATCGTTCTTCAAGGATGTCAACCAAAGAATCAAACAACCCAACAGCCAAGTCCAGGCGGTTAGCGGTGGAAAGGACAGATTGTTTTTGTCCCCGTATTTTTGGCATTTCGGTCAACCAAAAACCAACTAATGCGCTGATGCAAATGGTTTTTCCCTGCTGGCGCGCCGTTGAAGTCAATGATGTTCGATGCAACAAGTCACCATTTTCATCGTGCATCAGCTGTAATTCCAATGTGCGTAATTGCCACGGAAATAAGTCAATGTCCAAGTGCTGTTTAGCCCAAGCCCCCACAGCCGTCCCATACGATCCCGCTGCTTCTGGAGCAATCGTTTCCAGTCTCGGCAGATCTCGGCCAGTCAAGGCCAGTTCAGGCTGGTTTCCCGTAGATAAGGGAAAGCG